TTCTCATCGCTCAACAGATCTGACTCTACGATAAGGAACTCTTCCACTGAAGAGGCTGGGAGTATCCTAGGGTTAATCTCAAATACAATGTACTCCTGACCTGCTGGGCCTGGGGTAACGATTGTTTGCTTAGCTCCTGTGGGGCTAACAGCTGTAATTTCTACTTGGGGTCCCTCAGCCCAACAAAGGAACTTCTTGGTACCCACAACCATGTATTTTAGAGGAGCCATCACCATAGGATGCCCTCGACTAATGTCCTTAGCTACTACTCCAGTGATTCTTTGTGGCTGTACTTTAAGTGACCGTATCTCAAAACTGGTGAGAGGAACGCCAAACAACCAGTGGTTACGCATATAATTAACGCTGCAAAGGGCCAAGCGAAAATCATCAGAAACAGCGTCAGCAACAACACCATTGTCATCTTCGACAGCGACATAGTAGTTACCTCTTCGCATAAGTGGGATATCATCCGAATCCACAATATCATTAATATCCCAGGTAAACTCTATACCATTAGACTCAGTAGCTCCTGTGAACTCATACGTCTCTGAGTACACTTCTTCATCCCTACTACGACGAGCTTTCATGATCTTAATCGTAATAGACTCTCCAGCTACAGTAAGAGCTGGAGTAGGGTACACAACAGCAGTGATGTCCTTCTGCCCCGCCTCATACGAGCAATATTCCTCTTTGTCTGCAAATACTGATAAAGCTGTGATAGACATAAACTACACTTCCGATAACCCAAATAAGTTATGATCGCCAACACTGTCAGGAACCTGAACGCTTCTCTTGAAGTTAACTTCAGGTATGTAAATCTCTAACTGAGTATCGATTAACACTGTTAAAGAGAAGTACCCAGAGCTGTCCGTCACAGCAGTCAATACTTCATCTTGGATATAAGCATCAGTCACTAGCTCAGGAGCAGCCAATAATCTAGCAGAAATGGAAGCATTCTCTAAAGGAGACCCAGTCAGATCAGCAATATAACCAACCAAATTACAGGTCTGCAGCGTGCTGGACTGAGGACCGGATGAGCTTTCCTCTACTTCTAATAGTAGATATTCATAATTCAAATCCAACTTAACCGTCAGCCCAAACACTCCAGCAGTCTCACAAATAACCTCATCTGTCTCCCAATAAGGAGAATCGTCATTTAAGATAATAGGCAGTGTAATATCTGCATAGGTATTATCTTTTAAGGTAACGTTAGCCGTATTAGATATATCTCTAACTGCTGTAATGGAAACAGCGGCAGCACTAGCGTCTGAGATACGAATTCTACCTAATACATTCTTTGTTAGCTTAGTATACTCGGCCATTATTTGAACCTAACCTTCTTCTTACCGTCTAAATCGATCTTAGGCCTACCAAGCTTCTTCTTTTTCTTCTCTGCTATAGTAGGATGTATAACAGGCGCAGGAGGCATAAATCTCTCGTGGACAACGGGCTCCTCAACTACCAAATCAGGATCGTAGTACCCTGGTTGCCTAAGTAGAGCATCCCTCTCCCTGGTAGCAAGCTTAGGTACCTCAGCGATACCTCTACTATCAAACAGGAATAGCACATTGTTAACAGACTTAGTCTTACCTCTTACAGACCTGTGCCCTATTCGCACCTTCTCCTCTTCATAGTCTGGATTTAGTACTACAGTATTTAGAGACTGCTTCTGAATAGACTTAGCTACGTTAGTACCTAGCTTTTTCTGGCTCTTGAGGAGTCTGTCCATATTAGGATTTTTTACAGTAGAAGGATCTATATCATCCCTCTTACCTACGATTACGTCTATACCACCAATTTTGTCTTTAGGTCTTTTAGTCGCCATTTAGAATTTCCTCCTTTAAGCCAATCTTCAACTACCGAGTCCTCCACCAATAACAATCACGGATACCACTAACGCCATCAATACCACTACTACCATAAATCCTATAGGCATTCTATTCAATCTTCCTTCTGTGCTTAAAAAAGTGCTCAGCCATGTTACCGCCAACCACTAAACCAAACATACTAGAGATAGAATATGCAATATAGGCTGTCATGTATCCTGTGAATAGTATAAGCAAAAAAATACAGATAGTAAAGACATATAATACGACTTTTCTATTCCCTTCCATATTTCTTTTGCCAGACACAATCACTCTAACCTCCTGTACCTGTTAAAAACCAGCTATACTCTTCAGAAGATTTATCCCCATAAACCTCTTTCTGAAGCATTACAATAGCCTCTGGAGACTTATCATGGCCGTTGCCCTTACCTGAGGGGCTGCTAAGATCAAACAGTGATAGCCATAAATCGCTTGTAGGACGCTCTCTAAAAATCCTACAAGCTTTTTTTGCTTTGTACGATTTAGTGGACATCGCCACCAAAACTACTATAACAGCCAATAGTAGCACTATCTCCACTGCATAAGAAGCGAGCAAAACTGTGCTCATTATAAACCCTTTTCTCGTAGGCGCTCTACTGTCCCCTTTAGATCTTCTATAGACTTCTCTACTTTATCGAACCTAAACTCGCAATGATCCCTGTGGGAGTCGGTTAACCTATCCGTCATATGCTGAGAACCCTTGATAATATCCTCCACCTCTTGTCTGGTAGGACGATTGTTAAGTGCTGTCTTAACAGAACCTATTTCAAGGTCTTGTGCTGCATCTTTACCAGCAGACATCTTAACGTAGATGAGGAAGGCAGAAATCACCAACCCCACCAGAATTCGCACAATCATCGTTAAAACTTCTATACCCATAAATTAAATCCTTAAATAGAACGCGATTACTACAAACATCTCTAGTTGCTGTTTCCTTCCAGCCAGTTGCTCATTATTCACCTATCACTCAGATTTTAAGCACGCTCACGGGCGGTATTGGTCAGCAGCGGGCGTTAACAGAACACTATTCCCCGCTGGGCCGCTGTCAACAACCTCGTCCGTTGTTTCTATAATCGTTACGCCAGCCGGATCCCCGATTGTCCCGATAATTTTGTGGTCAGCCGTCACTGCCGGGAAAGCTGGAACTCCTGCCGCCGCTAGGTTTGTCATCCCTTGCGTATTCTCACCATACCAGGAGTTAAGCGAACCGTCACCAGTCGCATACCCCGCTTGATTCGCCCACGTCGTCCCATCTGTAGATTTTTTTAACCACAGGTCGTCGGCAAGATCCGTAAGAACTGCGCCGTCCGTAACAATATAAACGTAACTGTCTTGGGTGAGGCTCATGTTAATATCCATAATAACCCACGTTGCCGTGCTCGCTGGCAACGTCCCGCTTAATGTCAACGTATAGTCAGTCTCCACAGCAGGGGCATGAACAGGGCTCGTTCCAATCAAAGTTTTTGCCGCCCAATCCGGCGCATCAGATCCATTATCAGGGGCAACATATACCCTGACAGTCAGATTGGCAAAATTTCGATATCTATACGAAATGCTTGACAGAGAGCGAGCAACGCCAGATGTATCCGTGAGCCGGACCGCCACGTATCTTGTAGCATATTTAGGATACCACTTTGCAGAGGCCGCGTTCACCTCAATGACATCAAAGGTTCCAGCAACATCCACCTCCGCACCATCATGAATAATCGGTGGCCCGTCCACAGTGATGGGCACTTCCACATTTGCGACTTTTTGTTTCCCCACATTTGCCGCTGTAACCGTTAGTGCCGCATCTTTTGGATTAGCAAAATAGCCATTTGTGCTCTTATTCCACAAGCGGTATCTATTTGCTTGCACCTCCAAGTCTGGGGTGTCCGACGCCCGGAGATCCCCACCCTCAGTCAAGACCATGTCGGGATCTGTACCCCAATCATCTGGCCCTGATCCTCCCGCGCTCATGACATCCAGCGTGTCGAGAGCTGTCTGCACATCAGTGTCCGTAGGACTCAAATTCCCTGCGAAAGCAGCGGCATCAACAACTACGTCGCTAGCTGGGATTCCACCCAGATCCACGTCTTTATCCGGCATCGTGATTGTGCGAGTGTTTCCTGCGCTGATCGCGGACGCATCAAAAGCCAAATCCGCTGTAGGATCAGAGTCATCAAATACTCTAAAGTCAGCGTCCGAAAATTCAGACCCCTGAACCGACCCACCACCAGCTGCAATAGAAGGCAGCAATCCGCGCAGATCTCTTGTCAGAACCTCAGTCCATGTCCCACTGGCAGCAGTTTCGTACTTGAGGATAAGTTCTGCGATCAAGAATCCTGTGCCCTTGAATTCTAACGGGATATCGTAGACAACCAACCGGTTCTTATCCTGAATTGCCTCAGCATCCTTTTTATAGTCCCCATTCGGGAGGTTGCAGTATAGCTTACAGTCTCCTGTGTCCTCAGACACGCACCCCCAAATCACTAACGAGAAACGTCTATCGTTTCCAATAGCTGCCCCTAAGGCATCAGTCAGCAGTACATTTAGATCTGTAACCTTATCGAACGGCGTACCGAATTGGTTTACAACGTACACATCGGACCCGGTTGCAAAAACAGGGAAATCATGCTCGTGGAGTTGGTATACTTCCCCAACTGTCGTGGAAAATAATACGTTATCAGCTGACCCGCCATTCGTCGTAAGCGCAAGAGTGGTCGCTACTCCCTCTTTCCATGAGGCATTTTCCTGGCGTAGCCTTTCGTTCAAATACTTGATGTGAGACTGTCCATTGTCATGAGCAAGTAGATCAGTCCATACGTGAACCTTGTACGCTCCGTCTGTATTCACCGAAGCAGCAGACTGGACATAGAACTCGCCTACGGGAACATGCTCGATTCCCCCTGGCACAGAATCGTGATCTCCAACCACGTTTGCTAATGTAGCAGTTCCCCCGTTATCCCAAATATAGCAGAAATTCTTTACAGGAACTGTATCCGTTCCAGCGCTTAAGGCCACACGACCAGCGGTGTATGTAAGTGTGGTTTCACCAAGCTGCACACGTACATTTCCACCACCCATTTTTTCGACGTTGCAATACACAACCCCTGTATCCACATCCACCGTGACTTCAGGGTGGTCGAGGGCAGCGCCATTGGCCCATTTATCTAGATTTTCAATGCTTTCAGGGTGGCGCGCCAATGCCACGGTACCCGTGGTGATCTGGGAACCGTCCAGCGCTACCTCATCAGGTTGGCCTGTGCCGTGCTGAGCAGCATGAATAGCGGCTGAGGCACCCGCTTGAGAGTATGTTACAGCATGTGGGTTTGGGTTTGCAAGAAGATCAGGCAGCGTTTGATGCTGAGAGCCCTTAGAGGCCTTTAACCACCTACCAGGATCTGCTAGTAGCACATTAGTAGGCTTTACATACAGATCCCCGTCATCCACAGCCATAGAATCATCTGAGTACTCATAATCATAGTCTACAGCCTCTACTCTTCGTACATGATTGTCCTCGTGCTCTACAACAGCACGTAAAGCTGCTATATCAGCAACTGTGTCTTTACGTACCCAGTATAGATCACTGTCTCTTTTAGGCCATACGGCATTAGTCATATCTACACTTCTCCACTAATATCTGCCTCGGACGTAGCTGGGTTTACGGCACTAGAGGTTACTACACGTACCTCATACCACCCGTAATTATCTACAGCTAGAGTATTGTCTCCATCCGTGTTGAAAGTCTGGAGGGGCACCCAATTTGAAGAGCCTTTTTGCCTTCCTTGCACAGTAGTCACTATGGAGCCAGCCCCAAATACATGCTCTACATAAACAAGGAAAGATGGAAAGGCATCCACTACGAATGCCTCCCCGTCTCTATTACCAGTATCAACCTCCAGGAGTTCTTGTTCCCAATAAGCCATTAGCTTACCTCCCGGTTAAATTAACTGTTAAGTTCCTGCGATCCAACGCACTACGTCAGTAGCAGCTAAATGCACTGCTCCGGTTCCAGTAATCATGATAGCATCTCCATTGATAGCAACCACGTCTGTGATGGCCTTAGTAGTACTAAGAATCTCTCCTGCGGAAGTCCACATAGATACTTGGAACCAAGTGGGAGTGAACGGAAGTTCAATAAGAACGGCACCTGGGACAGCGATGGCCGTAGCAGCTTTTGCGCTGACGACAAACTCGCCTCCAGTCATACTCCCACCAGCAACTTTACCAGTAACATTAGAATCGTCCTGGTTAGTCACGATAGCAGCCGCACCACTATCTGCTAAAGCTACATTTGCTACTCCTACAGCAGCTACACGACTACCTGCTGCTCCTGTAGCACCTGTTAACTTTACATAGTTAGTGCTAATGTCTGAGGCAACCAAATCCTCAACGAAATCAACGCTGTTATTAATGTAGTTAAGCAAAAAATCTCGACTATTCTCAACACTAGCACCATCCCTACCAATCTGACGAGTTCCCGCGCCTCCCGGAGCAGCTTTGAATGTGTAAGTAGTAGCCCCAATCATAATAGGCTCATCTTCTGCTGGCCAAGTAGTAAACAGAAAAACCGCTGAGGGATAAGCACCCTCTTGTGGAAGTACCTGAGTACCATCAGCAGAAATGGTTGTACCAGCAACAGCACCAGCTGAGGCAGTAATGTCGCCTAATGTAGCAGTGATGTTACCCTCATCAGCAGTAACAGACCCTAAAGTAACAGAAATATCACCAGTAGAAACAAGCACATCGCCTGTGGTAGCTGTAATACCAGTACCAGCAGTTAACGTAGTACCCGCAGCGACTGTGGTACCTGCTTCAATAGCGCCTGCCGTAGCCGTAACATCTCCAGAATCAGTAACAACGTCTCCTGTGGTTACAGCAAGACCATCAACTACTCTTAAAGGATTGGCCATAATCGTTCTCTCTTTCTTTATTTATGTTAAGGAGGGGCGATATGCCCCTCCTAGTTATCTAGTTAAATTCTACTGTAGTTCAGCGATCCAATCGACATCCCCAGCAGGAACAGCTGATAGATTGATAACAAAACTAGCCTGTAGCTTATTAGTAACCCAGGCAGTTACGTTCTCCGCAGGACATAGAGATACCGAGTAATCTGTACTGGTCATAGCAGTAGCAAAAGTTACTACAGTAGTACTGACAGTACCAGCAGTAAAGTCTACAGTAATATCTGTAGTTCCTGATTGGGTATTAGTCAATGCTAGCCCCATAATACGGATAAATCTACCTGTAGTTACGGCAGTAGGTTTAACCACGTTAACAGCGTCATCGACAGCAACTGATTGGGCATCATAGCGATATAGCCCTAGAGTTTCACACAGGATCATCATCCTATCAGAAAGCTCGTCCTCTGGGATAGCTCGCAACGCTGCCAAGTCCGCTACAGGCTCGTGTGTAGCGTCGTCTGTTCCCTCCATAAGTTCTTGGATAATGTTACCCATGTTAACGTTTCGGGGCCAATTGGGGGATTGGCGAAAGTTCCGATTTAACTGGGCAATTTGGGGAGTGGTAAGTTTAGCTTCAGCCATAATTTGTCTCCTTCTTAAGAGAAAAGGTCTTGCACAAACAAGAAATCGTCCTAGGTAAGGCTATCACCCAGGAGTTATTTTAGCTACTTAGATTTCGCAGCTGTTTTATGCATACCTGCTAGTATAGTACTTGTCTCAACATGGCCTTCCATGTCTGCATGAAATTTCGATATAGTATCGTTAAAAGTTGGGTGCCCGTTTTGATGCGAGTCTTCGCTCATTCGTCTAGCGTTCTTAAGCACCCCGCCCATAGCAGTAATAGCACTTCTATGGGCATACTCTTGATCTTTATGCTGATCAGGCGTTAAGTTCTTGGTGTCCTCTTTAAACGTTCCAGGATTCATACATTTGAATTTATTAGAGACTAAACCAGCCTTAAGCAGTTCATCCTTAAAAATCTTCAACGCTTTCTCTAATTCTTCCATACACACCTAAATCGAGAGGAACCAGGAGAGGGGTTTATGCCTCTCCTGGTCCTATATTAACCACTAAAGCCGCTTATGCCAAATCTCCGATGTTGATCAGGCGCGTCCACTTGAGTGGGGTATAAAGCAACGGTACTCCATACATCAATACCATCCAGCGGTAGGCAGGTGCTAGTACTGCTAGGTCTAGCTTCATCATAGGAGCCAACTGGCGGAAGGTCAGAACGTTCGGGCTCATCTCACCCATGTACCCTTGGTACGTACCGGGGATGATGAAGTTACGATCGGTTGCTACGGCTACCATAGTGGCCGCTGCAGTCTGTGAAGACACAGGAACCTTCAGGATCTCGTAGAAGTCCGCAGGAGTGGTGCTGAAAGCAGTCAAAGGATCTGTGCGGTAAATACGAAGGAACTCTGGTGGGTTTGGACCTAGAGCAGCTCCTAGAACCACCTGAAGAGTTACTGACTCCTGGTTATTAATATCTGCAGCCGCGATAGTGATATCTTCGTATACTGGAGCGGACTCGCCAAAACGGTTACACGCTGTTACCGCATAGGAGAATAAAGTGTCTCCAGTAACCTCACCCAACTGCTTGTCCCACTCTGCTGAGTTAGCAGTACCAGAGACAGCCGCAGTGACCGCGCCAGTAGCAACAGGCGCACTTGGTGAAGTGGCTGCTGCTGGGGGACTCTTGGTCTTACGCAAGAATAGGTCGGGGTTGAACTGAATCAAACCAGCCTGAGTAGCCATACTATTGATACTTTGGCCGATAGTACCGTTCTCAGGAGCAGGCAAACTCACACGGTGGCGAGGATAGAACTGCTTCACGAGATCGCTCAAAGGCTTGGGACCTGCGAACAGATCGCTTGGATAGCCGAAATGCTCGAAAATCTGGTTGGATGCTTCTTCGATTGCGTCCTCAGTCATTGCGCCGCCTTCTAGATCGACGAATGCTGTAGTATCAATCAAGGAGTCTAGACCATCAAACTGCTCTGCTTCACCATCAAACGCTAGTGAAGAGTCGCCGTGGAACAGAGAGTCTTCTAGACGCTCTAGCAGCCACAGAATACCAGCTTGGTTTTCCATCGCTACCACATCACCATGAGCCGGATTTACCAGAGTCATAGGATGAGTAACTTCTCGGGTAGTACCTAAATACTTGACCAGCGCAGTTCTGCGGGCGTAGCTGGTGTCACTGGACTGAGGTAGTTCACCTTCTCGGGTGAATGCTCCACGATCAGTAGCACCGTAGCTCAGCAACTGGTTGTACTCTTCGACCGTTGAAAACGCTGGGCTCTTGTTAATCTTTCGCCACAACACAATATGCTTATTGCTATACGTTACTACCTTGAGACTTTGCTCCAAGGACTCAACGCGCATAGCCGATCCACCAGTCTGATTGGTAATAGCATACCCTGCAGACAGTGCTTTACGAAGTTCATCAACTTCGCTCAAAGACGTTTGGCCAAAGCCATTTAAACCGTCATAATTGCTCAAACTCACCATAGATTCCATCTGTTTATTCCTACTTTCTTTCTAGCGATTGCTCACTACAACGACAAAACTTAATTAAGAGACTTTGCTAACTCGTCGGAAAGCTCACCACTCTTCTCATATCTAACCAAATCTAACATAGTGGCTTCGCCACCCTTAACCATAGTCTTCAATTTAGCTGCGCGAGACTGCCGGAACTCCACCTGCTGTAGAGGAGTCATAGCCTTCCCCTGGGGTGATGTTCCGTCTGAGCCTACCACAGACTTTGGACCCCTGGCAGGCATGTCCCAAGCACTGTTGATGGCGTCCGCAGACTTGCACAGAGTTTCCTGGCTATCTCTCGTATACCCAGCAATGCTCTTAACGATCTCTTCAGTTGCCTCGTGGTTGGACTTAACCATATCTACTATATGATCTTTATAGTCAACCATACCTTTGCGAAAGGTCTGTACTAGCTCCATGAGAAAGTCTGATACCTCAATACCAGTAGCATCTTCCTGCTCTGACTTCGCAACAATCTCCTCGGCTGCCTCTAAAGACTTTTCAGTGTCGTCTTCTTCTGCTTCTTCCTCTTTCTTAGGAGGCTTATCCCCCTTAGGCGCGACAGCAGCTGCACGAGCCTCGTCCTCTTTCTTCTCATGAGCATCAGACTCTTCCTCAGAGCCAGACTTCTTTAGTAGGGATAGTTGTTCCTCTAGCTTGTTCAAGCCTCTCCACAATTCCTCTTCAGTGATTTTAACTTCCTGTTGTTCCATAATATCGCCCTCCGTTAAAATTAATTACTTAGGCCGATTTTACGTGCTACAGACGCGTCTAGCTGACCATTGGCTGAAGTTTCATACTTAGTAATGTCTAGACCGCTGATCTCGCCAGCTTCGAATGACTTCCACAAAGCATCGTTAATCTCTTCTTTGGAGTAGGAAGGCGTCTCAGACACGTCACCAGGATGTGACTTAACAAGTACCTCAGGAGCACGAGCTGACTTAGATAGAACATCTCCCTCAGCTAATTGCTGCGTCTGGGTATCTACTGCATCCGTCTGCTCGTTTAGTGACTTAACTACGTCCTCTAGCTCTAGATTAAACTTAAGCTGCTCCTCTTGTGACTTAGCGATAGTCTCTGAGACTTCCTCACCGAAAGACTTTAGAACCTCTACAAACTCGCTAACAAACTCAGCCAAGAACGGGGACTCCTCCATAGCCTTACTGATAACTTCGTTACTCTGCATCAGAGCCTCAAACGCCTTAGACATTGAGAAGTCCGTGTTGTTAGACGTTCCTGGAGTCTTGTCGTTAGCTTTCGAGTACCTAGAGCCCGCCCACTCTTTAGGGGAACTACCTTGGTGCAAGTTGCCCCTTTGGGACTTCTGAATCGTTTCCGCTGCCATTTAAAAACCTCCTAGTTTTTCTTATTGAACAGATAATCTACAACAAACTCTGCTGACTTATCAGACCAGCCTTGAGCAGATTTAACTACTTCAATAGCCTCAGACCTACATAACCCATCAGAATCGTTATCAGACAACAAATAAGATGCTACCACCTCTGCAGTAGATCTAGACCAACCTTTTTTAAGCTGTAATTCCTGTACTACCTCAGACTTACTGAACAATGCAGGTGGATACGTAACATTCTTTAGACTCTTTTCTGAGTCTTTACTTCTCTTATCAGTAAGTAGTGATTCCACGCCCAGAGCAGACCCGTCAGTTTGGTTAACTGTGGCGTGACCTGCGGATAGCGATTTAACAAGATCCGCCCATGTGTTGGGGTTGATTGGGGCGGTAGTAACAGCAATATCCTGAATCCAGGCTTTTTCTACTACATTACCACTGCGCTTCTTTACTTTGCCTTGAACTGAGAAACCTACTCTGCGTTTTGACTGCGGATCGGCTACCTGGGCGTTTAGTAACTCCCAATAACCGTCTGCTGCTTTATGGTTCTTGTAAAGGAATCCTTTTACAAACAAACCTTCTTTAGTAATCCTAGCCTCTACAGGCTCTCCAACTTTATTTTCTGCCCCGGGTTTGTGATCGTTGTTAAGATAACCACTTTTCAAAAAGTATTTTAGATCTAACCCGGTCTGCTTAACTATCTCACCTTGCAAGTCTATATTATCAGTAGAGGCAATACCCTGAATCATACGATCTCTAGTATCACCAGCAACTTTAGCAGGCATAGCCTTTTGCATGGGAACAAAGAAATTGAAGTCTTCTGTAGTATAACTGTTATCTACCATCTAACCTGTATGTCCTAAAACGCATATCCTAAAACAAAAATAAAAGGAGGCCGGTAAGGCTCTCCCTTTATGGAGGCGATATAGGTATCGAAACTACTTATCAAACATACCTAAGTATTGTATATGCCTGACTTTTACTTATCTGTCAAGTTATTTCTCACGTACACCCGCCTTTTCTTCGATTTAATTATATTATCCACATTGTCTTCTACATAGTGCATTTGTATAGGGACTTCGTGCATACCACCACACCTACGACACTTAGCCAGGGTTTTACCTCCCTCAAACAGAAGGATCTTAGAACGCACCTTAGTCTTGCCTTCTAGAGACTTAACAATAAATTCCCCACAGCTACAAACTACATCATCAACCTTATCCAATACTTTCCCCCAGGAAAGACTCGATATCAGACTCATCGAAAGCATCAATAGACTTCAATAATTCTAAGTTATCTTTTATAGCTTTAACCAACTCAGGACGTATAATTAAGTACTCATGGTCATTTAGGAACTGCTTACCTCTGTATCCATCAAAATCCTGTACATAAGGGCACGTCTCTACCAAAGCCCCTTTAACCATAGCTGAGAACAGATCTAAACACCAATCAGTCTTTTCGAACCTCTCCTCATAGCAAGAGCACTCAAACGTATCCCCAGACTTCCTAATCAGATGCTTGCAGGGAAGCTCATCCACTACTACCCCTATAAAGTGGTTGTCCACTGATTTGGTAGTTACCTCAGCACAACAGCACCCGCCACACTGATTGCACAGACTCTCTAAGTCCCCGCAACTTTTGTTAAGAGTGTCTAAGTGCTTCTCTACGTCTCTAGGATTGTTAACAAAATCTTCCATTAGTTATACTGTTCCTTTAATCTTTCTTTAAAGTCTTCCATAGCTATATGAAGCATAGCCATAGACTTGGTAACCTTAGGGTCTTTTGGCTTGGACGAAGAGGACATAGTAGAGCGAAGGTCTTTAGTAATATGATCCCTTAAATTATCCAGGAAATTCTCTTCCTGCAGCATCTGATTCACAAAACCTTCTGGATCATTCTTCCAAGGAGTATCACCAGTAGCATCCTTAACAGAGGAAATCTCAGAGGCAAATTTCTTAGCCGCCCTGCCTGAGTGCATATAGGCGTCACCAGAGACGATGTGAGGAGCTAAATAATTAGCCACCTTACCCACAAGAGCAAGTTCTTCCCCCTCGAAAGGAGCCTCTGAGCCGTACTTCTCAGGAACAGAATCAAAGAAGGCGTCTACAGCACCGGACACCTGTTTCCTACTATAAGAAGACCCGGCTGCTCCCGTAGACTCCTCATATTTATTAATCTCGCTATCAGATAAATAACCCTCTACCTGACCAGCATGTACCAGAACGCCTAACCGGTTTAGGGTATGATTGTTATCTTGAGCAGAAGAACTCCAGCTAATAGCATCTTGCAAAGATTTGATATCATCCATATCATCTATAGCAGTACGCAGCTCTCCAACTTCGTCTCCCTTTTCGCCATCTATAGCAGTTAACTCTTTGAGACTGTCGTTCAACAGCTTCTTCTGCATGAATTTCCACTTAGTGAAAACCTCTGAAGACTCCTTAGATACCCCCTTATCTGAGCCTGCACCACGCTTACGAATCAGAGTCTTAGGAGCAGGAGTATCCTTAGGGATGTCAGGCTCTGCAGGAGTATCTGAGATACCTGCATAACCTCTCCTAGCCTTATCTTTGTTCCCAGAAGCGATAGTCTCAACTGGGAGGCCTCCTGAAGTAGAACGTCTCTTCTCTTGCTCGGCAGCACACGTCTTAATAGCTATCCACTTAGCCATAGAGTACGCATATGTTGAGAACTTAGCTACGGCATAAGTACCCGTCTGACGGACGTAGTGTTTTGTGGTTGGGTTATACCCAGCAAGCATACTTCCCGGCTTCTCTGGAGTACCTATCATACCATCTTCAATAGCGTTAACAATAGTATTGATAAACCCATCTTCTACCTTAGTATCACCAGCCCCAGGCACTTTTCGGCTCAAAAAAGTAGGATCGTTAATAAAATACTTACTACCAACTCTCCAAGCTGCATGCCAGATAAGGGAACTCGACTCACCGAAAATACCGCCTCTTTGAGGAGGAGCCCCTTTACCTCCCCCCTCTTCCCAGTCACGCGTTTCCTTGATCCAGGCCTTATCTCCCTTACCCCAAATGAATTCTTGCTTGTCTATTCCTGTCTGCTCTTTCAAGGCAGACCAGTCAACCTCCCAAAAATCCCTTCTCTTCTTAGTGCCCTGCCAATCGAACGTGCGCTCAACTGACTTAATAGGAACTTTACCCTCTTCAAGTAGTGACCTATATGGGCGACTAGCCTTTTCCTCAGCAGACACGTCAATTAAAGATGCACCTCGCTGCCCTACTCGTTTAGACCACCAATCTTTATAAGTAAACTCTCTACGAAAATCTCTATTCTTCCCGTCTTTTTCGTTGTACTGGGGGTGATCCTGGTTAAAGTGTACTCTAGCCCAGGTAGGAGCAGTCTTACCTTTTGCAGGTTTAGACAATACAATCTTGTGATGCCACTGATCCTCGCCATCCCCGGTCAGCGACACCTGCTCTGGCTGGTTTCCTTGCTTTGCTACCCAAGCCTTCAAAGAATCTGCATCAGTAAGGAACGTACTACGCATCTTACCTGAGAAGTTATCTTTGATATGGATAGGGTTCTTATTGCCTGGGGTTACGTTTACATCGGCGTATTTATCATGAGAAATGCCCTCCAAACGAAAACTTCCCTTATTGCCTTCGTCTAGGAGTCCTCCTACTTGATCTGCCACATTATTCCAATGAGAGAATTTGTACGCATGTTCAGGGCCGTGGAACCAGTGATCCCGGGACGCTTCATGTATAGGAAGGCTATGAGGCGCATCAGTCTCTGCATGCTCGAATCCGTGGTTCTTGTGAGGAGACTCATGGTAGATATACACCCACTTATCCCCCTTGCCACTCCACTCTCTACGAATGTATTTGTGGTGGGGCATGGGGCCGCGCCCAGATATAGACTTAGCCAAGTACTCGACCGGCGTGAGACTACTGCTAAATGATTGCATAGTGTGTCCTTTGGAAATTAGTCAAACAGTAGGTACAGGGCTTCATCATCCCACACAGATTTTTTTACAGGCCCTTTCTCGCTTTGTCCAGCACTTTTTTTGCTTTTCTGCTCAGGCTCCTCTGTATCCTCTTCTTGCGCATCCAAATGCTCCTGAGCGATTGGGATATCTCCGTCGATATCCGTAAAATGTTTGTCGTGGTGAACTTTGAGCCACCCAATAGAATCCAGCAGTATCTGCTGAAATGCAGCAATGTCATCATCAGACAAAGGAATAGCTTGCCCAGACTCCACAGCCTTTTGTAGCTTTTGCTCCTTTTGATCAGCCTTTACCCCATACAGGATATTAAAAGCATCTGCCCAAGTAGTAATAGACTTCTGAACAGGCTCTTGTCCTTCCTGGTCCTCAAATTCTCCAGGATCTGGGGGAGGAGGCTGCATAAGATGGTGGCCTATCGTGTCTACTATAGTAGCTTTTGCGCTATCCTCAATAGGAAAGCTATCTCCAGCCAGCACAGCGGCCACTAACAGCTCAGCCAAAGCTCCCTTACTCTCGTCAAGGTCACCAGACTGATCGTCGTCTAGAGGGTCACCTTGAGCCGTTTTAGAGTACATATCGCCCTGAGAGTGTAGCCGATCTGCCTGCATCAAGATAGTTGGCAGTTCTGCAGCCTCTGGAAGGCCCTCAAGCACCTCTTTTAGATGCTCTGGGTCTGCGTGAGCTAGCCTAGTCCCGCGCTCAATAAACCTAGACACAACAGTCTTCATCTCTTCGTCAGGGTGATCCCCAATACTTAAACTCTTATTCATATCTAAATCTCCAGAAGAAAGTTCACCCTGCTTTTTATCCACCACGCTACCATGCCAACCAGACATCATATCGTGGTACTCACCACCTTCATGATTCATATTTAACTTGGCTGAGGTAGCTCGCTTTTCGTGCCACCCTTTAAGCTCTTTATGCTTATCTCTAGACAAGTTTTTCTCATCGTCAGCATTAGGAAGCAGAGGATGACCCTTAGACCCCCGCAAAGGAGTAGCCTTGGCTTTAATCTTAGCTGCATCCCACTTACCGTCATCACTCTTTAAACTGTTCATAACAGCAAAATGAGTAGTACCTATTCCCTTACTTAGCTCACTAGACCTAATCCCAGGCTTCAAAGCGTTCATATGCCTTGTAGTACCAGAAAGTGTGCCCGGTCTATCTCCCGTTCCAGGAAGACTAAAAGAAACACCCTTTTCACTAGTGTCCTTAACGTAGTTCCTCTTTAAAGCAGGTCTTGACCCATAATTTGGATGATTGTTAGACGCCATTAAGCTGTCTTCTTTCCAGCGCCTAGAGCGGACATTCTCTTGGCAGCAGCTACTTTCTGAGGGTTAATGTATTTAGTTTGGCCACCAGCAGCTACCCCAGCTCTATTAGCTGAAGAAGATCCTCGTGAACCGGCTCTGTGAGCAGTAGTTCGGAACCTGCGAGCAGCCTTTTCCAACTCTCCTACTAGGGCATCGTGGGAGTCTTTCAAGTTACCGGCATCGGCACTCTTACTCACCTCATCGAGATGAGTACCCCAAGCAGCTTGGTGGTCCTCGTGGTGTTGCCTTAGAACCTCGTTAATCTTCTCTCCAAAACCATCCTTACCTCCATAATGCTTCTCGCCCTTTAGCGCTTGATGAAGCTTAACCACAAAATCAGTAGAATGCTTTTGAGCTTGCTCATGTTTAGACATCTCAGCTTCGTGATAAGCTTCAGATTCGTGCTCTGGAGCAGGGGCTGCCTTACGCATATTCCCATTCACATCGAGGGGACGAGCAGCTTCCGGTACAATATCATTACCGTGCTCAGCCTGTTCAGCATATCTACTATCGTTACCAGCACGGATTTTCTCGCTGTTCTTAACGTCAGTAAGACCATCGAGGTGCTCTTTTATGCCTACCGCAAAATGGCTAATATCGCTTGCTTGAGAGTCGTTAGCCGGGCTAGACTCCAACTCCTTTACCCCATTAACGGCGGCAACATAGTACTGTGGTAACTTCTTTTTTACAGCAGCAGGTAGCGCATGAGTAGGCGTACCGTCCCTGAGAACCTTCTGGTGATCCTCTGGTATAGGTATAGACTTACAGAACGCATCCAGAGAGTAATCATCATCTGGCATAGTCCTACTCAAGTTATCTCTGAAAATATCCTGAACAGACTTGGTAAGCTTCTCAGGCTTAGCATCCTGGGTAGCTGCAACTACGGTCTTATTGAGAGTTCGTTTTAATGGCTTATTTGTGATCATATTAATTCCTTATTTAAGTAAATCGTCTTCATGCCAGTTAACACCGGAGTTGTAATACTCCTGGCGTGCCTTAGCAAAACGCTCCTGTTCCACTCTATCGTCCTGGAACCTGAGATTGATACTATCGTTAACAGACTTGCTCATCCCCTGCGCAGGCGTAAGAGAACTGATAGTACCCAAACGCTGGGCCTCAGCATTAGCCTCAATAGACCTACTAAAAAACCCTCTCTTTGCTGGCATACTCTTTGCTTCTTTGTGATCAGCCATAAGACCCTCAGCCTTCTCCTTCATAGCCAGAGTAGTAGGATGGTCTTCTCCCCAAGTCTCTGCGGCTATTTTAGCAGCTGTGTTGGCTACATGCCTATTCCCTTTAACAGGGGAGGCTTTAGCTTGATCTCCCTGTCCTCGCCAATATGCCTCAGAAGACTTCTCTACAAGAATGTCTTTAGCATAGTCTATAGGCTCTCCTTTTAATAACGCTATAGCTTCTTTATATCCTTTAGACATAGGAGGCCTATCTTTTGGTCCCTTTGAGGCTGCACTAATGATCCTATCGTAATCCCCCCTATTCTGGTCGTTTAAAGAACCCTCTTTAGCTTGCTTCTTCATAGAAGCGTTGGCTGCATTGACGGTTCTCTTCTCTGCGTTGAAAGGCCAAGACTTCTCTACAAGAATGTCTTTTGTCTTCTCTAACTTCTCCCCAGGTACCGTATCCTCAAAACCTTTTTCATGCTTAGCAGAACTACAGCTCTTACATGCCTTAACCAAAACATCTTCCATCTTATTATCTCCTGACTTTGAAAGCCCTTTAATCTTAGCAGCTACCCTATGTTTACGAGCCGCTGCCCTATAACTATCCGAATCGTTAAGTTTATCGCTATCGTGTTCTGCTAGAGCTGCATTAGTTTTGTGGTAATCAGATCCACCATTCTGAGTCTTTACCTTGTCTCTAGCAGCATCTAACTTATCAGCCTCTCTTGAAAACTTGATAGCCGCAGCCTTATGCTCTCCAGCACTCCAGTGATCAAACCTACCAGAATCCTGGTCTAATGGATCGTGATCTATATGAGCGTAGTCTCCTCCTATATTCACAAATCCTCTAGCCTCCATAGACTTTCTCACTAAAGGATCGTCCAGTACTGCATCAGGCTGTGGTCCTTGATTGTAAGGAGCTTTACTGGGCTTGTTAAGAGGTTCCTGGTTGGGTCCTCTCAGAAAACTGTTTCGCACACTCTCAGAAGGCACAAAAGCCATCAAGTCTTCTACAGACAACTCACCTTCCGAAGGAGCAATGCCACCTTTCCACATAGACTGACCAAACATTTTCTTACTATTGAGCATATCCATAAACTCTTTCTTCTGCTTAATACTCAAAGCAGACAGAGCCTGGACCTTGCTCACCTTACCTAGCTTTACTCCCATCGCTAAAATGGCTATTTTTGCATCCATTATATAATTAGCCCACTCTTATACACAGGCAAATTATGCATATCAGCAGGAGACATAGCACCTTGCTCCTCTTCTGGAGGCGCTTCCTTAGCAGGTGCTTCCTCTTGAGGTGCCCCACCACCTCCTTGTTGCTCCCCTTCTGCCTGAGGATCTCCTTCTTCACCCTGTTGCTGTTCCATCGCCTTCTGTTCTTGTTGCATCTGCACATACTGCAGATAAGCGGGATTCAGCACTACGTCACCGTCGTCGATTGCTTCTAGTCCCTCTTCGTCTCTTACTTCATTAAGAGTCTTAAACGTCTGTACTTGCTGCTGTCTTAGTTCGATTCTTTCTTTATCTGAAAGCTCATCAAGACCTACAAATACTATGTGAAACCTGGGATCGATCTTGTCTATGATATGTTCATTAATACAGGAAGCATAGAATCTCAACAAAGGCCTCAAGCCCCTATCCCTAGACTTCTTAATCTTCCACTCACCCGTGGACTCAAACATTGGATTACCAGAAGCAGGAGCAGCAATATCGAAGTTAATCTCTGCAGGATCAATAAGGTACACAGCGGTGATGATCTTGGTAAGATACTCCAACCAAAGGTTATATTCCATTTCCTGGTTAGTGTTTTGAATACTATTATACTCAACAGAATCAGCTTGTAGTACAGGAGTCTTCCAAGCGTTCTCTACACCTGTAACCATCGCATGCCACTGCCTCTTAAAAGACTCTAACATCTCAGGAGGAATGTTATCCCCTTTAATGTTTAAGATGCCTTTAGGAGCTGATCCCTGCATGAATACTCTACGGTTATATTCTTCTGCATGTAGATGAGAAGTAATAATCGTGATTAGCTGCTCTAGCTCAGAATATCCATAGCCATTAGCATAAATGTCTGAACGGGGATTGGCGATACAAAAACCCAACTCTCCTTCATAATAAATATTCTCAATCTGACCCCTAATAAGCTGAACATGCGTAATCCTATTTCCGTTAGTAGGAGGCTCAAAAGAGGGAGCCCAAGGCTCGTCCCTAATCATCCCATGAAATCCTTGCCCCATCAACTTTTCGCGTAGTTTGTTGGCGGTAGTTAAATCTTCCGCAGCGATTCTAACAGTAGCAGCATCTACAGGAATAAACTCAAAAGGTAATCCCCTTCTAGTGGGGATGATCTCGAATGTAGCTTGATCGAAAACCAGCCTATCTCTGATTACCTTTTTAGTGAAGTCTTCGAAATTGTCTCTACGACCGGCGAAAGAAGACTCCCCAGGACGACCACAGGACATGATGTACTCGGATAAATCCTTAGCAAATCGCTTATCCGACTCCGTCATCACAGTGTCAGTATCCTTGAACTTAAGCTCAAACCCAAACTGCTTAGTTCTGGCGTATGGCTGACAGAATGACGCTACCTGCATGATTCTTGTATTATGGATAGCAGCAACCAAAGCTACTTGATGAGCGAGCCTACGCAACATAGAAAAGTTGGGAGTAGACCTTCGCTCTTTATATCCCTGAGAGTATGTGAGCGCTAGAGGATCGTTAACTATAGATCTTGGCTGCCTAGCAGGGCCGCCAGCAGGCATCTTTTTCCAGCCTTTTTGCAGGTGACGCCACTCATCAGCCATGTTATGTAACACGTCTAAATGACTAGAATAATCTCCCCCACCATCCTCGTGATCAGAAGCAAAACCTAAACTAGCCCTTTTCATTTATAGCCTCCAAAACGGATTCACCATTTATATGCCCATTCCACACTTTTTGTAACATATCTGCTGTTACATCATCCCAATAACCGTCAGGAGTTAACCCATATTCCTTATATCTATTCTCAAACAAAGCTACAGCCCTTCTAGTTATAGGGCCATACATACCATCTATATCACCATCATAGAACCCTAACTCTTGTAATACCCTTTGAACTTCTCCGATAGTATTAAAAGAGTATACAGTTCCCATTCTCATAGAACGAACCCACTTCTCTATAACTTCTCCAGGACAAGCAGGCTTACCAAAGTGAGAATGACTGTACAAATGTCTTCCAGTATCCCACTTAAACGTTTCCTTTAGATACAACCAAATGCCTCTAAGAGCATTCATCTGCATATCTGTAGGGTGTCTTCTGCCTCCTCTCCAATAAGGAGAATGGAGAGCACCCTCAACTACAACTCCAATAGCAGTTCTATTAGCACCTTTACAATGATAGGTCAAGTCATCTAATGCGTTTACTTTATAAACAAGTGACTGACCTGTGAACCTATCTCTCTCGTAAGGTATATAGAAATGGTATGCTAATTTAGGCAATCCATAAATACTGATGTGATTAGGGCCAGTGTGGTACTTGTTAAAAGCCTCCAACCTACCCTCACCAGCAGTTTGGTGTACCACTACTTTGTCTATACTGCCTAGCCCTCTTTTACCCCAAACTCTACCTTCACCTTGAATCTTACCAGCCTCTTCAGCTTTTTCGTAGGTGTCAGGATCGATACGTCTAATTCTATCCCAAGAATGGCCCTCTAATGTCTCTATAACATCTTCAATCTGTATCAGATCATACCACTCCTTATATTGCATTATCGGCCTTTCTTAGGAGCCATACGAGCCATTATTCTACGCTTAGTGGAGTCGTGAGACTGAGATGGCCAACCGCCCCCCTCACCCATGTGATTTTTACCAGACAACCTCTCAGTGTCGGAATCATCAGTAGGCAAGGAACCTGCTTTATACAGAGCAGCATCGATAACAGGCATTAGACCTTTGGCCATATCACTAGGTACTCTATCTGCCTTCATCTGCACAAGACCGTGCTTCTTATGAGCAACAGCATAGCACAATTCGCCATTGATATTTGTATAAGAACCAAGAACTCTATGTGTCTGTCCGTCTAAATCTATATCCATAGGACCCTTTACTTCGTTAGGAATGGCCTTCTCAACTTCTTCATCTTCTGTTAGGGATTTATTTTTCATATAATTCTTACGCTCAAATTTAGGACTAGGTGTATCCTTATTTTCATTAGTGGCCACTCCAGGCACCGTAGGAACCGTCAGCTTATTAGCAGAATAGCCCTGACCCCCAGAGAGAGGATCTCGCACAAATATATTAGGTTTGGTATTAGAAGAACCCGAAAGAGATACAGGAGGAGGAGCGTTTGTAGATATTGTCTTGGGATTTTCGTAAGAGCTACCCGGTACTTTAATACCAGAGTTCTTAGGTGTGCTAACAGGCTTAGTAACCCCCGGAGATAAATCAGGTTTACTGTGCGTATGCTCTACAGGCTTGGTAGTACTTTCAGCCTCATCGCCAGTACCCTCACCACCTCCTGCACCGTCAGCAGCCTTTTTCTCCCCACCAGCAGCCTTTTTCTCCCCACCAGCAGAACGACCAATAGCATATATAGCACCAGCAG